ATTTCTTTTGTCCATAAACCTCTGTGTAACTATTAAAATAATTGCTATTAAAATAATCATTGTCTTGTTTGTAAGTAAATAAATAAGTTTTATTATTTAACTCACCCATTGGAATGATTTTAGTCTCTTTTGAGTAATCTAATTTATCAGACCAATCTTTTGTTGTTGACGTATTGTAAAATGTAGGTCTTGGCTCTATAATAAGTTTATTTGCATTTGTTTTATCTACTTCTACAAATAAATTAAACATTTTAATTATAGAGTTAAAAAAATCACTTTGCTTTATTTTATCGGGCAAAATATTTGAAATAACTATATTATCAGATTCACTTATAGTTGTATCATCCATTAAAGCATAAAAAACTGAATCATTTAATATATTAACAGTTGGATATGATGTAGCTTGATTTTGAAATGATATTGATCCTGATGTTGCTTTATAACATCTTCCAAAAGCTGGAGCAAATATTACTTGAGCTGTATCATTTTCAAATAAAAATAATGAACCTTCTAATAATCCGCCTACGCTTGATGTTGTAGCACCTTGAGTAACTGTTTGACTTGCACCTGCTGAAACATTTAATGAATCAGGATAATTTGGATAACTATCACTTGGTTTTAAAATTACAGGAATAGATGCTATACCGTTTGAATATGATATAATGTAAATAGTTCCTAACTCATAATAACGCTCAACATAGGCTGTTGGTGTGCTACAATTATGTGTTACATTTAATTGAAATTGAAACTTTAATTTATAATTACCACTTTTAGATGCTTGAAATGTTGTATTAAATCCAAATACATTTCCTGTATCATAATTAGGTGGTGTTGTTTCATCTTGAAATGTAATAATTTCATTATAAGGTATTGAAGGACTTGCAGCTTCATTAGTATAACTCGCATCTATATTTATACTTTGTGAACTTGTTTTACTAACTCTAAATGTCCTATCTTTTACTTGATCAGTTGTTAATTGTAAAGTTGAACCTCCTGAATAAGGAATTATAAGTCTTTTAAATAATTCACTATTGAAAAATACCGATTGATACGTGAAGCCTGCTTGACTAAACATTTTATCAATTATAGTTTTTACATAAATAGAAGGAAACATTTCTGTTACTTTAAATTCTGTATTTATTCTAAAACCATAATCTATCATTGGGTAAACATAACCAATACCTATTGGAGCTGTCCAACTTGTTACTTGATTATCTTTGCTGTATGTATGATTGTATTCGCTTAAATCTAAATCACGTAAATAACCATTTGTAAAGTCTTGATAAACGTTTTGAAGCTCACCAAAGAACGCCACCTCATATTGTATCTCGTATTTATCAGTAACGTTTACATTTAGCAATTGACAAATGCCTTTAAACTGTGTTGCCTCATTATAAGTAATTTCTGCAACTGCTTTTAAGTTCGGGTTAAAATTTGGAGTAAAGTTAGTAGTGCCTGTACTATTAATGACTGCATTAACATTCCATATATTTGAAAACAATTCATTGTTAAAAGTAGTACCAGGTAATACAACTGTTTTGCTCCATGTAGTACTACGTTTTTCAGGTTCACGTATATCTGCAATATTAAAGTTAAGAGGAATTGAAACTTCATCCGTTAAGTCAATCTGCTCGTTATTGATATAAATTTTAGTTAAAATCATCTTCTTTGTCTTTTTCTGTTTTGTGAATATGTAAATGAAATAACTAAGTTAAATAGTTGCTGACTTGCTTCGTATTTAGTCTCGTAGTTAGCATTCGTGATATTAACTGAAACTAAGTTTGCACCTTCATAAATATAAACATCAGGACTTGTTACAAGTTGCTCTAACCATATAGATTCTAATTGAGTAATCCAATCACTATTAATAGTAATCGCATCGTCTAAAACTGTCTCATATTGGCTTAACCCTCTGCTTGTACGTGAGTAGTTGTAGTTAGTGCCATCCCATTGATTTGGATTGCTTTTGTAAGTATTACGTTTTATGTTAGTGCTTTTTGTCTTTGCTCCTGTAAAAGTGTAATAATCGTACTTACCGTAGTTATTCATAAACTTAAATCGAATAGGTTCGTACTTACTGCAAATTTCACCTGGATATATTCTTATTGTTTCACTTACTACTGTTCCTGCACTATTCTTTATCTTTACTTCATAATATTCCCAATTAGTAACGAATATCGGTAAGCTGCCAAATGATAAGTCAGGATTTGTTAAGCTATTAATCCAATCGTAATCTACTCTAACATTAATTGACCTATCAGCTCTATTGCTTAATGCAGCGTAAGGGTTCTGCACCCTAACTGTATTAAACACTGTACCTTCATCATAGTAAGTTACTATCTCTAAATTATAGCCTTCATTAACTGCATCAGTCATAAATCCAAAAGCCATTTTCTCGCCTGTTATCGTTTTGAATGTAGGCTGGTCTGTTAAGAATTGACTTGATGTGTTTTGAAGTACATAGGTGTTTGTAGCAAATGTTAAAAAGTTATTCGGTTCAAACACTCCATTAAAAGCATAACCACTACTTGAAGTAAGGTTTGTGTAGTTAGTAATTCCACTACTTGCCCCGTATTGCTCACCAAATTGAACAATGTAAGATGCTATTGAGTTACCACATTGTTTAAATGTAGTTGTGTTATCTTCAGCATCCCTTGTAAGAAAGTTTTGTATTATTCCGCTTACATCAAATGTTCCGTACCCGTTACTTGGATTCTTACCTACTTCTAATCGTGTATAGTCAGATGAACCATTTACATAAATATCTGCTATGTATCTGAAATTAGATTGAGCTACATTAGTAGAACTCAAAGTAAATATCATTTGATTATACGCTGGTGCGTAGCTGTTAGGTGTATTGTATAGTGTTAGTGCCATTATGGTTGATAATCTTTAGCTATGTCTTTTTCTAATTGTGGAATCTCTATTGTTAGGAATTTCTTTCCTTTATACCCAAAACGTTTTATCGTTCCGTTCTTTAATATGTTAGTCGCTATTGCATAACTCAATGACCTTTTTTCTTCTTGAGTGTTTGCTATTTTTTGTAGTGCTGGTTTATTATTAATCCAATCTAATATTCTTGGCTGTAGTGCTTTTCTCTTTTCTTTTGAATATCCTTTTGGCTTAGTACCTTCTTCAAGGTCTTTCCAATAATCTTCAATTTCAATTGTTATTTTAACTATGTTGCCATTAACTGATGTTGGTAGTGGTGTAATGGATTGCATTAAATTTCCACTTGCATCGAATCCAAACTTAACAATGTTATCTTTAACTCTTTTAATGAATTTTAAAACAGATTGGTCAACAGTACCGCCTTCTTCAACCTTACTTATAAAGTCGTCAAGTTCTTTTGATATTTCATCTTTTAATACCCCTGTTGCCATTTGTTTCTGTCTTTAATGTAACTTAAATAGTTTAAAAACGATACCACATTCATGTTTAAAAAGAAATCCCACTTTGTTCTATCCTTACCGCTTAGATTGTCAAGTGTAACATACCAACTCCAATAATCTAAGTGTTTTTGCTGTTCAGTTCGTTCTGTATCAACTCCCTCGCTTCTTTCATTTGACTTACCAAATAATCCTCTATACTTGGATACAAACCCTCTATAACTTTGCAAAAAAAAACACATAAAGGGTAAACGATACCAACATTCATGCTTTTGATATGTTCAACCCTTTGAAGGTAATCCATTTCAATCTCTTTGTACTTTAACCAACTTATTTTATAAGGCTTAACAAACATTGCTACTAATTGTGGCAAATTGCTAATTATACTTTCTTCGCTTTCTGTTAATTTTGCTAAGCTGATAAAATCCCCTGCACTTAGTTTACTAATGTCATAGTTTACAATCCATCTGTACCCGTTATGCTTAAACATTTCAACTGCCTTTGGAAACTCCATTTGAAAAATAAAGTTTACAGACTTGATAAGTTCTTTTAGCTGGTCTATTCTTATTTTCTCAACATCTGCAACAGGAATATCAGCTATGATTGAAATCACTCTAATTTCTCTGTCGATAGGATCAATATCTTTATCCTTAACAATATCGTATATCAATGGAAATTTATCTATTGATATTTCATGCCATGTATTTGGTATTGTAATTGTCATTATATTTAAAAGTACCTTTGTTTTATAATAGTGTGTATCTGCCTGTTTTGTATTTAGTGTAAGCATGGAAAGCTAAGCATGTAGCCATAACCCCATCGTCATGGAATCCTGAAGGAGCTGAATATTTTATTACTCTGCTTTTAGGGTTGTATTCATAGGTAAACATTTCAAGTTCTTTTTCTAACCAATCCACGTTTAAGAATGTTACCTCTTTGTTTTGATTAGCCACGATTAAACTTTCTACTATTTCTTTTTTGCTCTGATTTGTAGTAACAAAAGGTTCAATAGTGCAGTAACTTGCACATTCTTTTTGTAGCATTTCAAATATAACATCACCAATTGAGTTTACTTCGACTAATGCAGTTTGGACAAAATTTGTCCTCAAACCTTGAGCTATATTCTTTACTATGCTTTGCCAGTCAGTATGTCTCCACCTTTCAATGTAGAACTGTTCGCCTTTCTCATTGAATATTGATAGCACCGAGTAATCGTCTGCCCTACCTAAGTCAATACCTGCAAATGCCCTTCCATTTGCTTTACTGTCTCCAATTTGTCTATTGTTGAATAGTGTTGCAGTACCATCTACAAACTCGGCTAAATATTCCTGCCTGAATACCATGTCAGGCAAAGTCAGTTTAGCATCGTCAATCTCTTTTGGGTTAATCATTGGATTATGATACGAAGTCATTGTAAAGGACTTGTATTGCTCGTTAATGCCATCTAATTGATACATCTTGTAAAAATGGTTTTTACCTTTTGGAGTGCTTATTAATAAAACCTTTTTACCTTTTACTAAAACAGTTGCTCTTAATACTTCAGTCCATGCTTTTTCATCCATGAAGGCAAACTCATCACATACCAGGTAATCGAATGTGAAACCTCGAATGTTATCGTATCTCTCAGCACTAAAGAATTGAATAGTTGATCCTGTGATGTATTCAAGTACCAACTCAGACTGATTAACCTTTCTGTATATCTCAGGTCTCTTTGCAAATGCTTTAAAGCAATCGTCAAAGACTTTTTTAGATTGTTTATAGATAGGGCTTACCCATGCTATTCTAATGCCTTTATTATTTAAAGCCCAAAATAACATTTGATTAATAGCTAATAAAGTTTTACCAAACTGCCTACCTATATTAATAACGTAGTACTTGTGGTTTTCTTTATTTATACTATCATGTATTTTCTTCTGATTCTGATGTGGTTTGTATAGTACTGCCTTCGCCAAAGTCCGCTGTAAATTTCATGTTTCCTGTTACCTTCACTTCTTGTTGCTCAATGTAACCTCTTTTCTTTGCTTTACATTTTAAATAGAACATAGTTGATAAAGGATTGCCTTTTTTTATCTGTTGGTGCAATGCTGACTCCGCAAAGTCCAAAGCTACATTATCAATCTCTTTACAAGCCTGTTTATATTTCTTATCTTCTCTTAACCAACGGTAATGTGTTTCTCTACTTATTCCAACTTCTTTACAGGCACTTGAAACTATATTTAAATGCTTTTCTAATGCAATTAACATCTTCTCTTTTAATATGTCATTGTTTGTCATTTGTTTGCGCTTTAAATTACTTTCTTTTATAAAGTACCAATATATCTATCTAAATACCATTTAGCTTTTAAAAGGTCTTCTTTTGTCTTTGTGATGTCTTTTTTACCCGCTCTACTTATATACTTAACTACATTACCTAAATGAAAGTTTAGTTCCCATGCTTCTATTACTTTGATAGCTTCGTAGGTTGTATCTCCTCCATAGTTTTTTGGGTTATTTACTGCTTCCATCTTTTATAACTGCAAGTAAGTATTCAAGTAGTTGTATTCTGCAATCTCCACATCCTAAGTTAAACGGTTTGTTTCCACTCTTTATAGCAAGCTCGTTTAGTTCTGTCCAATTAAATGTAGGTGAATAGTTTTTCCCCATCTGCTCCCATTTGATTAACTGCTCTGCTATGTTTTGTGGAATCATAATAAGTACCTATCGTTTATCTGTTCAATTAGTGATGCCAATAAAGCAAAGGTAAAAGGAATAGTCAATAAATCAAAATAAGTTGTAAAGTTTATTATTTGGTAAATTAGGAAGCTCCAATAAGTTAAACATAAAGGACAGGTAAATGGTTTTCTCATTAATAGTTTAGGCTTAGGAATGTATTTAGCCAGTATGTAAGTAGTAGCGAGTAGTTGTATCATTGATTTATGTTTTCGTAGTATAGTCGCTTGTTTATTTCTTTTATTAAGTCATAAAATTGCTGAGGTGTCAATCCGCTTTCTAAATACATATTTAAAAGTGCAAGCTCCATCAATATGTTTTATGTGGATTAAATGCCATTTCTTTTCCTGTTAGGTTTTCAAATAGCTTATCTAATTCATAAATCAAAGAGTTTCGTTGAACGTTTAAATCACATGCTTTTTTTAAAATAGCATAAAGTTCTTGATTACCGTTATATTTT